CTGCACTACAAATCACCCATCCTTTAAATATCCCACGATTAACCAGGAAATGACAGGCTCCTTTTTTCTGTGGATTTCCAATCCAAAAAGTTTCTCTTGTCAATTTACATTGATCCGTTGGTGTTCTAACCGCAGCTACTAAAACTTCTTTCAACCTTTTAATACCACTTTGATAATCATCCTCATAAACATCAATCACACCGGCATGGATTTCACTCAAAAAAACATTAAACACTTCATCTTTTTCATCATCATCGTAAATATCACGTGTTTCACGCCTAACAGCTTCAGCCGCAAAAAAATCAGCACGTTGACGACAAAAATGTTCTTTTTGTTTTGGATATGAATCTAAATCTTCAAATTTAAAATTTTCTTTTCCTGTTTCTTCAGCATAAACTTCCATCAATGCTTGTATGTATTTGCGTTCATCTGTTCCAACTGTATCAGGTATTGGCAACAGCGGAAGTGGGTGTTGTTTTCTATTTTTCTGAACAGGTTCATTTAGTGGAGCACTTAAAGTCCTTGCTTTGATTTCTCTTTTAGCATTTGGAACTGATAATGTATAAAGGTATGTATTTCCTAAAAATTTTGCGAGATGACTTAAATCAGCATAAGATAAAAGCGTACCTCTTTGCGTTTCAGTTATCAGCAGATCGTTTTTTATCAGCTTTACAACATTGTTTATAACTTGTTCTTCTTTACCAGAAAGAATCTCGCTTACAACGCAGTCAGAAAAATAAGTCTCTATATTTTCTACCACCGCATCATCCTTTGAGTGTTCTCGAATGCAGTCAAGTATTTTTCCACGAGGATTTCTATTCATGATGTTACTGGCTGTCGTTTTTGAAACAGTTATCACATCATTATTTTTATTGTGCAAATTTGCTGGTAGCGCAACCGCATCATATAAGAGCATTATCAAGTCAGGGTTGTTTATTCTTTTTCGGAACGCAGATTTAAGTTCTTGGGCGAATGTTGCAAATACCAGTTCACTCAAATTAAACACCTCCATGTTTGAAAACTTTTGTATAACTTTTGCATAACTTTTGAGAAACGCTTTTCTCAAAAGAATGAATTATAATAAAGTTAGTCAAAAAGCAAACTGTGATTGAGAAATGCAATTGTTGCGGTAGGAAACCATTTATGAAAATTCGTACTACCTTACATACGAAAAACAAGTGGATATACTTATGTTTTATTATACCACAACATTCATAAAAAATCAACAGTTTTTTACAATTTTTTTGAGGTAAATAAAAATGAGCAGAATTGAACGTCGCCAACTTGAGTCAAATATTGACTACCTAATCGGGGTTATTGATCAGCACCTCGATCCAGCAGTTTCAGAATCCGTTTTTCAGCGACACAATGTATGTGGAGTTTGGGAGCTAACGGATAATGCATTGCTATCCGTGTTTGAGGAACTTGATGCCATTGCCGCAGATGTCAACTGACAGTGGCGGCAATACATGGCTTTTCTTGTTTTATTTTGAAATAATCGTTATATATAAGTGTAGAGGCTAATTTTCACACTAATTTCTTTGCCTATTAAGTGAGAAATAATTTTTTAGAATTTTTCGTCCAAACGGCTCTTTATTCTGTAGTGGGAAGTATAGAACCACTTGTCCCAGAACTGTCAAAATCACACTGCTTATTTTACAATTCTTTGTTAAAAAAGTAGAAAATTATTCGACCACTAAACAATTCATGCTCTGCCATGCCTATATAATAGAACCACCTGTCCCAGACAAAATTTTAGACGCTCATTAACGCTTATCATCCTTGCGCTGTCCCTACTTGATGGTGCGGCACTCGGTTGGCTTGTTGGCTCAATCAGATGACCGCAAAAATCCACTATTTGTTACACTAATATATCGGGAGTGGGATGGTGGATGAAATTTCCACCGTTTGTGAAGACTTAATTATTGAAGGGGGGAAAACACATGACCGAAACCATAGCAACCATTATCGTAATCGCTCTGTCTGCAATCAATGGCGGAGCACTTGGTTGGCTTGTTGGCTCTATTAAGCAACAGTTGAGCTAATTTTCAATCAATCTGTCCCCAGCATGACATGAAACCGCTGACTGCTACAGACTCACGCCGGCTGCTCAAGAGTCTGTGGTGGGAAAATTCAATAAAACGGCTGTCATTTTGAGCTTGACGGCTGCAAACCGAATGGAGAAGTCCATCTGGTGTGCGGTCTTATTTGTCATGCCCATTTCAGTCTGCGCTTCCTCCATTCAAAAAATGGAGGATTTTTTTATGAATCATTATTTACCTGTACGTGATGCAAACAATCCGCACAATGTCACTTTGTACCCTGTTTCAGAAGAAGTTTACCACGACATTTCAAAGGAAATAAACCGTACACGCAGCAAAATGCAGTACCACGGACAGTGTGCGTGTCCGAAGAAGTATCTCTGGAAGTGCGACGGTGACTGCAGTCTTTGCGAATACCGTTCTGCCGGAGACAAGCTCTCCCTTGATAAGGAAATTGAAATGCATGGTGATACTTTCGCTGATACCGCTGATGTAGAGGAGATTGTATCCGACGAAATTCTTATGAAACAGCTCCTCGCCCGTCTTGCAGAACTCATGCCGGAAGCAGTCGAGGTCGGAAAACTTATCGAAAGCGGTCTCTCCGAAAGGACAAGCCTTGAACAGCTTGATCTGAAGCGTTCTACATACCGTTCTCAGCTTGCAAAGGTAAGAAAAATCCTCGAAGCAGAATTCGGAAAAATTTTTTGAAAACTTTTCGTCCAAACGCAGTCCGAATCTGTAGTGGTTTATGAAGGGAGGTGAACGCCACATGACCAACAGGAACGATGAACTCATTGAAGTACTGCTTGCAATCAGTGTGGTATCTAAGAGACTCGCAAAAAATCTGTCAAAAGCGGAAATCGGTAATCAGCGTCCCTGCAGAACTGAAATCCGCAGAATTTTACACAAGGAGGAACTTAACCATGTCAAAACTCAGCGAACTTGATGCCGTAATCACGGAACTCACGAACTGCGGCAAGGCAATCATCACTGCAGCCGAAACGCTCCGTGAAATCTTCAGCAGCGACGATCCGCAAGTCAGAGCCGATCAGGAGGCTTTCGAGCGTGGCGAAATTGTCGAAATCTACAACCCCGAAACGGACGAGCAGCCTGTCGCTCCACAGCCTACCCTTGAGGAGCTTCGTGCAGTGCTTTCCGGCTTTGTAAACGAGGGCTTCAGCAGTACGATCCACGACATCCTTGAGGCGCACGGTGCGAAGAAGCTGAAAACGCTTGCACCCGAACACTATGCTGCTGTCATGAGGGAGGCGAAAGAAAAATGCCGCCGTTGAATCATGCCACACTGTCCGCATCATCCAGTCACCGCTGGCTTTCATGTACTCCGTCAGCGGTGCTGGAAAAGGATTTTGAAAACAAGGAAACCGATGCCGCAGCAGAGGGCAGTGCGGCACACGCTCTCTGCGAACACAAGCTGAAAAAAGCTCTCAAGATGAGAAGCAAGCGTCCTGTTTCGCAGTACGGCAGCGATGAAATGGAAGAATGCTCTGACGCTTATGTGGATTTCGTCATGGAACTTTATGAGCAGGCAAAGCAGAAGTGCATCGATCCGATTATTCTTATCGAACAGCGTCTCGATTTTTCTGAATACGTCCCGGACGGCTTCGGCACAGGTGACTGCCTCATCGTTTCCGATGATACCCTGCATATAATTGATTTCAAATTCGGACAAGGCATACTTGTCCGTGCAGAGAACAATCCGCAGATGATGCTGTATGCGCTTGGAGCATTATCCATTTATGATGCACTCTACGATATTCAGCAGGTTTCTATGAGTATTTTTCAGCCGAGACGTGAAAATGTCGACACATGGACAATTCCCGTAACCACGCTGCTTGAATGGGCAGAAACCACTCTCAGACCAAAGGCGGCACTTGCTGCCAAGGGCGAGGGTGAATATCAGTCGGGAGAATGGTGTACCTTCTGCCGTGCTAAGGCTACCTGCCGTAAACGTGCCGAGGATAATCTCCGTCTTGCTCAGCTCGAATTCAAAGAGCCGCCGCTTTTGACAGATGATGAAATTTCCGATGTACTGACACAGCTCCCGATGCTCATGAAATGGGCGGAAGAAGTACAGGCATACGCTCTTGAGGCTGCCCTGAAACAGGGCAAGCATTGGACAGGATTTAAACTCGTAAGAGGAGTAAGCCGCCGTAAATACACAGATGAAACCGCTGTCGCTGATGCTGCAATTCATGCCGGATACAGCGACATCTATAAAAAGTCCCTTATTCCCATCACAGAGATGGAGAAACTCATGGGCAAGAAGGCATTTGCCGAAATTCTCGGCAGCCTTGTATATAAACCTGCTGGCAAGCTGGCACTTGCACCGGAATCGGACAAGCGGCCTGCTGTCGATATTTTTGAAGATTTTGAGGAGGAATAACGCTATGGCAAAAGTAATCACCGGTAAGAACACAAGATGGAGCTTCGTTCATGTATGGGAGCCTCAGAGCATCAACGGCAGCGCACCCAAGTACAGCATCTCGCTCATCATTCCGAAGTCGGATACCAAGACAATCGAGAAAATCAAGGCTGCTACCCAGACCGCCTACGACGAGGGACTTTCCAAGCTCAAGGGCAACGGCAAGTCCGTACCTTCTCTTGACAAGCTCAAGACTCCGCTTCGTGACGGCGACATCGACAGACCTGACGATCCTGCATACGCCGATTCGTACTTCATCAACGCTACATCCAACACCGCACCCGGCATCATCGACGCTGACCGCCAGCCGATTCTCGACCACAACGAAGTGTACAGCGGCTGCTACGGCAGAGCAAGCATCAACCTTTACGCATTCAACAGCAACGGTAACAGAGGAATCGCTGCTGGACTCAATCACCTTATGAAAGCTCGTGATGGCGAGCCTCTCGGTGGCAGAACGACTGCTGAAAACGACTTCTCCGACCTCGATGATGAGGACGATGACGATTTTCTTGACTGATAACTGACACAGACGGGCGGGCGTTTGCGGTGCGAGCCGTGGGTGGGATTTGAAAGGATGATAATAAATGAATGAGCCTATTAAAATTAACTACGAAAACGCCGAGAAGCCTACTGTTTCAGGCAGAGATTTACACGAGGCACTCGGCATTGAAACACCATATAAAAAGTGGTTTGACAGAATGTGCGAGTATGGTTTTATGGAAAATAAGGACTTTTGGACATTTTTGTCCGAAAGTACCGGCGGCAGACCTTCTACCGATCACCAGCTCACTATCGCAATGGCAAAGGAACTCTGCATGATTCAGCGTACCGAAATCGGCAGAAAGTTCCGTCTGTATTTTATTTCTGTTGAAGAGGCATGGAACAGCCCTGAAATGGTTATGCAGAGGGCTTTGACGATTGCCAACGAGCGTGTAAAGGCTTTACAGCTTTCAGTTTCGAAACTAACTGTTG